CAAGACCAACTGGTTCACTATGGTTAAAGACAACTTCACCAAACGGTGGCGCAGTTTTCAACATTAAAAGATACAACGGCGACACACAGCTATGGGAAAAAATAGTAGCTCCAGTATATCAAACTGCTGAAGAAGCAATTTATAACCTAAATAGAACTGGCGGCGGAGCTGGACTAATAGCAGGCGACGTATATGTAAAAGCTAATATTGACGGGGACGTTGATAAGTTAGGTAACTGGAAAATATTCCGCAGAGTTGCTAACGGTGCAACTACTATTGTAAGCGATAAGATTACAAGTGGTAAAATTAGTGCTGGTTCATATAGCTTTACTATTGCAGAAACACGAACAGGCAATGATAAGTTTTGGCCAAGAAGCACAAACGGTCTTACACTAGTTCCAGCAACAGCAACATTCCTAGCTACTGGAGCATCTACTGATGCTGACAAACTAGCAGGCGCTATTAACTCAGCTGGTTTAACTAACGTTGTTGCATCAGTTGACGGACTAAAGAGAGTTATAATTAGTCACAAACTAGGTGGCGAAATTAAACTAGTTGACAGCGACGGCGGCCTAACAGCAGCAGGTTTTGGTGCATATGTAAGTACTACTTCAGGCACACCAAATCTATCATATGAGCCAGGAACAACAGGTTCAACATCACCATTGGCACTTAGAGCGTCAAACTGGAGAGTATTAACTTACACTGCTGACAACAATGAACCATTGAGTCTAGCAGCAGAAGGTGCTTTATGGTATAGTTCAGTGGTTGACGAAGTTGACATTATGATACACAACGGCAACAACTGGGTAGGTTATTCAAATTATGATCACGGTGATGGTACAGACAATACAGACCCTAATGGTCCTATGGTTACTGCATCAGAACCCACAGCAAACTCACAAGGCGGTCTGTTAGTTACAGGTGACTTGTGGATTGACACTGCTGACATAGAAAATTTCCCAACTATCTACAAGTATAATGCTGTACTAGGTGAGTGGGTACTAGTTGATAAGACAGACCAAACTACTGAAAACGGTGTACTATTTGCCGATGCACGTTATGGTACAAATGGCGGCAGTACAAATCAAGCTCTTGATGCTGGTGAGATAGATGTATTGTTAGGTTCAAACTACATGGATCCAGATGCTCCAGATGCTGCACTATATCCAAAAGGTATGTTGCTATGGAATCTACGTAGAAGCGGATTTAACGTTAAGCGTTTTGTGCGTAACTACATTGATACCGCAGGTACTAATGGACGCTATCTAGACCAAGCAATGGATGCATATTACCCACATCGTTGGGTTACTGATTCAGGTAACAACGAAGATGGTTCAGGAACATTTGGCCGTCATGCACAGCGTAAGAGTGTTATACAATCTCTACAAGCATTAGTCAACAGTAATCAAGCAATACGCGATGAAGATTCACGCTACTTTAACTTGATTGCTTGCCCAGGATATCCTGAGCTAATTGGTGAGATGATCACACTAAACTATGACAGACGTCTAACAGCGTTCGTTGTTGGTGATACTCCAGCAAGACTAACACCTGATGCAACCAGCTTAAATGAATGGGGCGCAAACGTTCGTCGCGCTGTTGAAGACAACGATGACGGCGCAGTCAGCTTTGATGAATACATGGCAATGTACTATCCATGGGGCTTCTCAAGCGATAACTTTGGTAACAACGTAGTTGTTCCTCCAAGCCATATGGCATTACGTACTATCATACTAAACGACCAAGTAGCGTTCCCCTGGTTTGCTCCAGCAGGTACACGACGTGGTGGTGTTACAAATGCAACTGCTAGCGGATACATCAGCAGCGAAGGCGAATTTGTTTCAATTGCACTAAACACCGGACAACGTGATACACTATACAGCAATTCAATTAATCCAATTACATTCTTAAGTGGTGCAGGACTAGTTGTGTTTGGTCAGAAGACTCGTGCAAGAAATGCAAGTGCGCTAGACCGTGTTAACGTGGCTCGTTTAATTGTTTACATGCGCGGCCAGCTAGAAAAACTAGCAAGACCATACTTGTTTGAACCAAACGATAAGATCACACGCGATCAGATCAAGTCAGCAGCTGATGCATTCTGTTTAGAACTAGTTAGCTTACGTGCTCTATACGATTACCTGGTTGTTTGTGACGAATCAAACAATACTCCAAGTAGAATTGATCGTAACGAACTATACTTAGATATTGCTATTGAACCGGTCAAAGCTGTTGAGTTCATTTACATTCCATTGAGAATTAAGAACACAGGCGAGATCGCAGCACTAGGTTAAAATAAGATGGGCCTCTGGCAACAGGGGCCCATTATAGATAAATACTCATGTAATAGGAGAATAGAGAATGCCAATCACAACACTACAGAACATTTCGATTCCAACAGCTGGAGCCGGTTCTAACAGTTCGCTATTAATGCCAAAGCTGCAATATCGCTTCCGTGTATTATTAGATGGATTTGGAACTACTGGCGGCGCTGATGGAGTTAGAGAAGTTTCAAGACAAGTCGTAGACGTAACCCGTCCTAACTTATCTTTTGAACAAATCACAGTTGATGCCTACAACAGCAGATCATACTTGGCTGGTAAGCACACCTGGGAGCCAATCACACTTACACTGCGTGAAGATGCTAACAACAACGTACAAAAAATTGTTGGTCAGCAAATTCAAAGACAGTTTGATTTCTTTGAACAGTCAAGTGCAGTTGCAGGCGGTACATACAAGTTCCAAACTAGAATTGAAATTCTAGACGGTGGTAACGGTAACGCAGGCGGAGCGAACGTTCTAGATAGATTTCATATAGTTGGTTGCTATATAGAATCTGTTAATTATAATACACTTGCTTATGCAACAAACGATCCAGTAACAATATCATTAACAATTCGTTATGATAACGCAATTCAGTACGGTGCTGAAGGCGCTGTTGAAACTGGTATTGGTGAAGTAACAACAAGAGCAACACAAGACGCTGATGGCGGTACACAGATGACTGGCGGTACAAACGCTGGCGCAATCTAAAAAACTAAACATTGGCGTTCGATAAGAAGGCGAGGACTATTTTTTAGTTCTCGCTTTTTTATTATCTACACACTTAATCTCTAAAGATAAATATTAGTATGGGAATCGGCGCACAAGACTTATACTTAATTAACAGTGATAGCGAATTGCATCTACGTGATGCTAGACATGCTATGCAACTGTTTACTGAACACGGCCATGCACTAGGGCCAAAAACTAAATTTCTATATCATGTAGTTTTTGAATATTCTGCACCACTAGATAAAATAGCCAACAGTTCTGCTTTTAGAAAAGAAATAGGTGTACTAGTAAAAACAATTGACTTACCTAAGTTTAGAGCCACTGTTGACACTAAAAATCAATACAACAGAAAAAAACGTGTACAAACAAGAATTGACTATGACGATATAAACATTAGATTCCATGATGATAATACCGGCCTAACAAGAGCAATGTTAGAAGAATATTACAAGTACTATTCCAAAGATGGTCATAAGAACGACAGAGGAAAGCCTTTAGACTTTGGACAACGTGATCAATTTACAAGTCAAGTTCCTCGTTACGGCATGGACACTGGCAATAATGGTCCGTTCTTTTCATACATACGAATATATCAACTAGCAAGGCATAAATGGGCTTCATATACTTTAGTTAATCCTATTTTAACAGCTTGGGGACATGATGACATGTCTTATAGTGATGGTTCTGGTATTATGGAAAATAACATGACTGTTGCGTACGAGAGTGTACTTTATAATGCTGGAGATATTAATGGCGAACCAGTAGGATTTACTGATCAAGAAACACGTTATGACCAAGTACACAGCCCATTACAATCACTTGAAGCATTCCAAGGATACGATCCTGTTGGTCGACGAATTGAACCGGTAGTTATACAACAGTTTGACAAGTACGATAATACTGGATTAAACACTATAGGATCAATATTTAGAAACATATCTAGTGGTAGAAAAGACCCTAGAGGAATACTGTCATCCATTCTTAACAGTAGTGCAGAAGGCAGACAGATTAATCGCTTAGGCCAAATTATATTTCCCTCAGCAAGGGGAGCATCAGAAGGACGAGCTCAAGGCGGAGGCCGCCCAATCACAATAGCACAAACTAGAGTGTTAAATGGAGACGGTATTAGAGCAGGGCTAACTACAAATAGAGCTGCACTAAATGTTACAGTTAAACGTGCATTAGCAACAGGTGCGTATAGTTCAGATTGGAATAGCCGAAATTTTTCTGATTTTAATAACTTGTCCACATCACAGCAATCAGCAATTGAAAATGATATAATTAATAGGGCAGCATCTGGAGATAAAAAGATAGCCCAGATAGCTAGTGAGTCAATTGCTACAAATAAAGGTTAAATTATATGGCTGGATCATCAACATTACCAAATAAAGCAACGGACAATTCTAATAATACCAGCAGGTTATTAAATAGATATTATAACCAAGAATTGTACTACACTGCTAGCGAAGTAGACGCTGTAATTGGATATTTTCAAAAAAGAGGATTTGATCAAACAGCCGCAGTCAATACTGCTGCTTTGATACTACAAGCTGCTGGTACTGAGGAAATTCCTGCGTATGAACTTCTTGACACTCTTAAAGGAATTACCAACGTACAACTAAGCAATGTTGTAGCACAAATTTTAAACACAAATAGATCAGCATGCAGTTCTATAGGTTATAGAATTCCTACAGTCGAACTTTACGAACAGCGCAATGTTATAGTATAAGATGGGACATTTTGCACAAGGAAAGTATAATCTAAAAAACCCAGCAAAATATATAGGAAATCGTACCCCTACATATCGTTCAGGTTGGGAATTTGCGTTTATGCGTTTTTGTGACGAACATGCTGCTATTACTAAATGGGCCAGCGAAGCAGTACGCATTCCATATCGTAATCCGTTAAGCGGTAAACAAACAATTTATGTACCTGACTTTTTTATTGTATATGCAGACAAAAACGGCGCCCAACGCACTGAACTTATAGAAGTTAAACCTGAAAATCAAACAATAAAAGAAAAAGTAGGACGCAGCAAATATAATCAAGCAAGTTGGATTGTAAACCAAGCTAAGTGGGAAGCTGCTAGAGCATGGTGTAAACAGCAAGGTATTTTGTTTAGAATTGTTAGCGAAAATGATATTTTCCATAATGGTAGGAAACGATAAATAATAGTAGCAGTTAATGGAAAATTACTATGACAAAAAAATTAGAAGATTTATTAAATTTACCTGAAAGTAAGGATCTTATAAAAGATGCTGAAAAACAACAGCGCGAACAAAAACGCTATGAAATTGAGCAGCAGGATAAAACATTTCGCGATATAGCAGAATTTGATAAAATTGCTTCTGCACTACCTCAAGTAAAAGGTCTAGGTGAACTAGCTGATGCAGAATTAAACGAAGTTGCAGACAAAGCAATGCAAGCCTACGAAGATCTTATGGATTTAGGTATGAATGTAGAAGGACGCTATGCAGGCCGTGTATTTGAAGTAGCAGGCAACATGTTACGCACTAACCTTGATGCTAAGGTTGCTAAACTAGACAAAAAACTTAAAATGGTTGAATTACAACTTAAAAAAGAAAAATTAGATAAAGAAGACAGCAACGGCGATAGCGGAATAATTAATGGAGCTGGGTACGTTGTCACTGATCGTAACAGTCTCTTAGAGAAGCTTAAAGGGCTCGACAAAGATAAATAATACAATAAGAACAGGATCATTGCGCAATGAGATCATTTGTAGATATACTAACAGAATCAAAAAAGACCTATCCATTTAAGATAGGAATAGCAGGAGAGATGCCTGAAGGATTTGCTGATCGCTTAGAAACAGCACTTGATAAGTATCAAATTTCTACTATAAGCAAAGGCAAGAAAACTCCTATACAGGAACGTCCATTGGATTTTCCACAACTACAGAACATGGAAGTTACATACTTTGAAGTTGAAGTAAACTATCCAACTACTAGCCAAGTGCTCCAAGAATATCTTGGACAAGTATGCCAAGTACACCAATCACACATTATAGTGCGTAATCCTAACGAACCACAAGAACGTTATCAAGAAGAAGCTAAAGAAACTGAATATGTAACGCTATTAACTACCCAAGACATGGGCGGCGAAAGTGCGCAAAAAAGTGTCGGCGGCGGCCACGTAATGGATTTATTAAAAGAACTAGAAAAGGCTCGTAAGGAACGTGCTGCCTCTACACAGGAGAAATAATATGAATATGAAAGATATGATTCAGCGTATGACTGATATCGAAAACAACAAAGGCAAGAAACAGTTAAAGAAACAGTTAAAAGAATCAACTGTAGCTGAAGAATGTGGCATGCCTATGTCTAGTGCTCCTATGGAACAGCAAGGCAACCCAGTAACAATGAGCATTAGCCTAAATGCAAGCGGTAAAGAGCATGTTGCTGATTTAATCAACATGATGAAAAATGCAGGCTTGCAGGCAGCTGGTCCAGTTGCAGCGGATACTATGCCAATGCGCATGGACATGGAAAGACTGCGTGGAATTGTTGACGAGCCAGAAATGGATATAGAACCAGAAATGGAAGAAGCTGACGCAGGCGGTTTTGATCGTGCTACTACTGAACCAGATGAAGCATACGGTGATTTAGATTCGGCAATTCCTAATGGTGATGACCTACACAAAAAGAAAAAGATGTATGCTAAAGCACAAGACGGCGATAATGCAATGGCAGTTGAAACTATCAAAGCACGTTTACTAGCAGCACTTACTGAAAAGAAAGCAAAACCAGATTTCTTAGATGTTGACAAAGATAAAAACAAAAAAGAGCCATTTAAGAAAGCTGTTAAAGATGCAAAAGTTAAAGAAGGCAAGAAGCCAGACTTTTTAGACATGGACAAAGACGGCGACAAGAAAGAGCCAATGAAGAAGGCTGTTGCTGACAAGAAGAAAAATCCGTTTGCTAAGAAAGACGAAAGTGTCAAAGAAGCAAGTAAAGAAGAAAAGTTTGATGCACTAAAGCATGTTAAGAATCCTACTAAGGGTGAGAAAGATGCTGCCAAAGATGTCAAGCGTGGAAGCTACGGTGATCGCGCAGCAATGCTAAAGAGTGCAGAAAAAGACGGTCGTTTAAAAAAATAAAGCTCGCTAAGAAGCTAACTCAATAGGGTCTCCGGACCCTATTTTTTTGAGTAAATACAGCGATGAAGAAGCTATACGAATACATGTATAAACACAACATAGGAGAACAGCCAATGGGTAATTGGACAATCTCTAGCCGTGTTAACGATCTTTATTTTTTGTTTGAAAGAATGCCTTTTTTAAAATGGAGCTCTTCAAACAAGCTAATTTACGGAAATTCAAATGTTGAAAGAACAGCAGCGCATTTAGGTATTCCTGTTAATACAGTTCAAGAATGGATGGATGATCTAGAGTTTGCATGTTACAAAGATTCCGTTGTTGATTTTTATCCATTAGATAAACAAGAAAAAGATATAAAGATTTTTTTATGTGATCTATTAGAGCTGGAGTTACATAATGTTTCAATCTTTTTACAGGATCTAAAACCTGGAGGATTAACACCGTGGCACCTAGACGGACAAAAATATTTACAATATAATTTAACAAAAGACCAAGAACATTTAGTCGCACGATATATTATTTTTCTTGAAGACCAACAGTTTGGACAATTCTGGCAAATTAATAATGATTTTATAAAATGGAAAAAAGGTGATATTTTAACTTGGAATCAAAGTACCTCGCCGCACGGAACTGCGAATGTAGGCTATCACAATAGACCAGTAATTATGGTTACCGGAATTAAAAAGTAAATACAATATGTCGAAAAGTTTAGATGGTGTCCTAACCAAAAAAGCCAATACTAAAGAAACATATACCGAAGCGCAGATCCAACAACTGGTGCAGTGTATGGATCCTAGTACTGGCTATCTGTATTTTGCAAAACATTTTGCTTATATCCAACATCCTGTAAAAGGTAAACTGTTATTTGATCCTTTTGAGTATCAAGAACGTTTAATGGAGAGTTATCACAACCATCGATTCAATGTTAATATGTTGCCACGGCAAACAGGAAAAACTACTTGTGCTGCTGTATATCTTGCATGGTATGCAATGTTTCATCCAGACCAAACAATTTTAATTGCTGCACACAAATATACAGGTGCGCAAGAAATTATGCAGCGTATACGCTATGTATACGAATGCTGTGCTGATCATATTCGTGCAGGTGTTACTAACTATAACAAAGGCAGTATTGAATTTGAAAACGGTAGTCGTATTGTTAGTGCTACTACAACAGGCAACACAGGTCGTGGTATGTCTATCTCGTTACTATATTGTGACGAGTTTGCATTCGTTGCTCCAAATATTGCAGATGAATTTTGGACTTCTATATCGCCAACACTAGCAACTGGTGGACGAGCTATTATAACATCAACACCCAACAGTGACGAAGACACGTTTGCTACTATATGGAAAGATGCTGAAAAGAAATTTGACGAACACGGTAATGAAAACGAATTAGGAGTTAACGGATTCTTTTCCTTTACTGCACATTGGAGTGAACATCCTGATAGAGACGAGGCTTGGAAACAAGTAGAAATTGGTCGCATTGGTGAAGAACGATTCCGTCGAGAGTACGGCTGCGAATTCTTAGTATTTGACGAAACTCTTATTAACAGTATTAAACTTGCAGGAATGGAAGGAAATACTCCAACATTAAACATGGGTCAAACACGCTGGTATAAAAAACCCAGCAGTCAGTATACCTATGCAGTGGCACTAGACCCTAGTATGGGAACAGGCGGCAACAATGCTGCTATACAGGTTATTGAATTACCCAGCTACGAACAAGTTGCAGAATGGCAGCACAATACCACAGCAATACCTGGTCAAATAAGAGTGCTAAAAGACATCTGTACCTATATTGCAGAAACAACTGGATCTAATAACAATGTATACTGGAGTGTAGAAAACAACGGAATAGGCGAAGCGTGTCTTATTGTTATTAATGACTTTGGTGAAGAAAACATTCCAGGATTGTTTGTAAGCGAGCCTATACGTAAAGGACATGTGCGCAAGTTCCGCAAGGGTTTTAATACTACACACGGGTCGAAAATTACAGCGTGTAGTCGCATTAAAACTATGATTGAAAACGACAAGATGCTTGTACACAGTAAACCGTTAATTAGCGAATTAAAAACATTCGTAGCAGCAGGTTCAAGTTTTCAAGCTAAATCAGGCGCAACAGATGATTTAATAAGTGCTCTATTACTGGCTATAAGAATGATGGATGTACTAAAAGATTGGGATCCAAGAATCTACAATACATTTAATCAAGCAGATTCACACGGGGATTATGTAGAACCTATGCCAATCTTCATAAGCACAAACTACTAACTAGAGACATAAATACAATATGAAGAATTTAGATAAAATTGCTGAAGATCTTTTCAATAAAATTAGGAGTCGCTTTTCCAGCGTCACTGTAGGTGATATTGCCGGCAACGTTACTGATGCGCCTAAGGAAGCTAGATTTTTTGATTTTGATTATACTGAAGATAGCCGCAAGCTGGGCAACGTGAGTATAAACATATCAGAAGATCCTAACGACTCAGATAAGCAAGCTCTTACAGTAATTTATTCTAAAGATTTTATTTCAAACGAAGATCAAACTACACAAACAAATTGGTTTAATTTCTTAAAAGAATTAAGACAATTTAGTAAGAAGCGTAGATTAAATTTTGATATAAGAGACATCAACAAAACAAATTTGGATAAAAGAGATTACAAATTTTTAGCAAATAATCGCCCCGGAGAAGGAACTATGACGGAGTCAAAATTATACGGCACAAGCAAAGTTAGCTACCAAAACGTAGACAGTGCAAGAATTGTTATTAAACATACTGAACATGTTAATCATGAACTAGCAGCTGGCCGTACACAGAACATTGGTAAAATTTACATTGAGAGTTCGGATGGTGAACGTTTTATGTATCCATTTAAACATCTTAGTGGAGCTAGAGCAATGGCCCGTCACGTAGCAGAAGGCGGAAAACCGTTTGATGATTTTGGTAAACACATTGTTGGCCTATCAGAAGAGATGTCAAAGCTTCGCAAGTTTAAGAACTATATGGGACGTAGTGCTGTAATGGCAGAAAGTCTAGGCGAATACATGGATGCAGTACACGAGCGTATTGCAACTGTTAAAAAGACTATTGAAGGCCTCCAACGATCAACTTATTACAAACAAACATTTGAAGCATTTGAAACACCAGTATTTGAAGACGTTCCGGATGAAGTTGCTGAAAACTGGATTGATCAACTGACTATTCGTCAATTTAATGAAGAATTAAAAGATGTATTTCCATATATCTATAAACTTGTAAGCGAAGTAACCAAAGCTAAAACATTAGGCGCAGAAGAATTAATGGCAGAAGTTGCTGGACCTGAGAAATGCTGGGACGGCTACAAAAAAGCCGGCACTCAAAAGGGTACTGGAAAAAATGCAGGCAAACGTGTAAACAAGTGTGTACCAGAAGATGCTGAATTAGAAGCAGGATTTGATCGCATGATGGGACAGTTTGGAGAAGGTGTTAGCGATTTAAGTTATGATGCACAAGCACTTATAACGAAACTTCGCCGCGATGTAGAAGAAAAAAGATTACAACCAACTCCACAAGCTGTGTTAGCAGCCGCTAGAGAATTAGGCGGCGATATGGATTTTGCTCCCCAATTACTAGTTCAACAAGTATTAGGTAAAAGTATGGCAGAAGGAGCAATGGACGAACTAGCAGCTGAACTAGGGCAAATTGCTGACAACGAAGACTATGATAAATTATACGATCTATTGAGCGACAATGGACCAGTAGGCAGTTACTTACAAGATATGATAACTGACATTACAGTTGACACAAGGCTACACCCAGACGATGATATCGAAAAAATTATGGAAATCATGATGGATCGTATTGCGGATGATTTTGGTGACAGTGATGCTGAAACACGCGAAGGTTTCAGCTCAGAAGCCGATCAAGTACTAGCACAAGTTGGCTCAGGTGAGCTAGATGCGTATGACGTAATGAACAGTCCTAAAACTCCTGCACAAGTTAAAGCAGCAGAAATTATTCAACAAATGTATGATGAGGTATCAATTGATAATCAACTACATCCAGACGATGACTTTGAAAAGATTCTAGATATTGTTGCTGATCATTTGGCCAGCGACTACGGCAACAGTGATGCTGACACAGAAGAAGCACAGGCTAAAGAACAAAAGACTCCTCTAGGTGAATTTATTCTAGCACACTATGATAGACAGTCAGGCAAGTTTCCCAAAGGCGAAACAGCAGTTTTAACCATGGTTGAAAAGGACTACGGCGAGCAGTTTATAGAACCCGCAAAGGCCTTTATAGAAAGAGTCAACCAAACTTTTGAACAGTTCCAGATGCGTTCACAACCACAACAAATGGAAACTGATCTAGAGTTTGATCGTATGCGTGAACTAGCAGGTTTGAGATAATCTGCTAGTTTACTCATTTATTTTGTCATTTAAAGGTTGACAAGATAAATATATCGTGTACACTATACATAGTGCTACACATTAAGGCACAAGAGTAAAATAATTTACTCAAGCACATAGGCATTTTAAAGGAGGCATAACTATGGCATCACTAGCAGAAATCCGAGCAAAGCTCAAAGAACAAGAAACACGCCCAACTGGCCAATCAGGCGGCGGCGACAACGCAATTTACCCATTTTGGAATATGCAAGAAGGACAGAGTTCAACTCTGCGTTTCCTTCCTGACGGTAATGCAAACAATGACTTTTTCTGGGCAGAGCGCCTAATGATTAAGTTGCCGTTTGCAGGCATTAAGGGTGCAACAGACTCACGTCCAGTACAAGTACAAGTACCTTGCATGGAAATGTATGGCGAAAGCTGTCCAATTCTAAGTGAAGTACGTGGCTGGTTTAAAGATCCTACACTAGAAGATATGGGTCGTAAGTACTGGAAGAAGCGTAGTTATATCTTCCAAGGATTTGTTACAGAAAATCCTCTTAAGGAAGAAACTTCACCAGAGAATCCTGTTCGTAGATTCATCATTGGTCCTCAAATTTTCCAAATTATCAAGGCTAGCTTGCTAGATCCAGATATGGAAGAGTTGCCAACTGATCTTACACACGGCATTGACTTCCGTCTAAACAAGACGTCTAAGGGTGGTTATGCAGACTACGGCACAAGCAATTGGGCACGTCGCGAGCGTCCACTAAGCGATGCTGAAATGAAAGGCCTAAATGATCACGGATTGTTTAACCTAAGTGATTTTCTACCTAAGAAGCCATCTGAAGTAGAAGTTAGAGTCCTTAAGGAAATGTTTGAAGCGTCAGTTGATGGCGAAGCATACGATGCAGATCGTTGGAGTCAGTACTTCCGCCCAGCAGGCGTAAGTGCAAAGACAGGCGATCCACAAGTTGCAGCTAGCGTTAATGCTACAGCAACAAGTCGTACTGCTGCTCCAGTAGCTGCTCCAATTGTTGAAGAGGACTATGCTCCTTTTGAAACAGTTGCGGCACCCGCGGCACCTGCTGTTACAGCAGCACCTGCAGGTAACGGCAATGCAAAAGACATCCTAGCGATGATCCGCGCACGTCAAGGACAGTAAAAAACAACACGGCTAGGGCCTCTGTGCTATAAGCATACGCCCTGGTTATCTTGGCTTTAAATAGGAGAAATAATGGCTAAATCATTTGATGTTAGCAAGTTCCGTAAGGACTTGACTAAAAGTATCTCAGGCGTGAGTGCTGGATTTAACGATCCTACTGATTGGATTTCAACAGGATCATACGCATTAAACTTTCTTATCAGTGGCGACTTCCATCGAGGAGTTCCATTAGGAAAGGTAACTGTGTTTGCAGGTGAATCAGGTGCAGGAAAATCATATTTCTGTTCAGGTAACATTGTAAAACACGCACAAGAACAAGGCATTTACGTAGTACTAATTGACAGTGAAAATGCTCTCGATGAAAGCTGGCTACATGCACTAGGTGTAAACACCGGCGAAGATAAGTTGCTCAAACTTAATATGGCAATGATTGATGATGTAGCAAAGACTATCTCAACTTTCATGAAAGACTACAATGCAATGGAAGAAGCGGATCGTCCTAAGGTACTGTTTGTTATTGACAGTCTAGGAATGTTGCTAACTCCAACTGACGTAAATCAGTTTGAGGCAGGTGACATGAAAGGCGATATGGGTCGTAAACCTAAAGCACTTACGTCATTGGTTCGTAATACTGTAAACATGTTAGGTAATGCAAATGTTGGGTTGGTTTGTACTAATCACACCTATGCAAGTCAAGATATGTTTGACCCAGACGACAAGATCAGTGGCGGACAAGGTTTCATCTATGCAAGTAGTATTGTTGTTGCAATGAAAAAGATGAAGCTGAAGGAAGATGAAGACGGCAACAAGATTTCAGAAGTTATGGGTATCCGTGCTGGTTGTAAGGTAATGAAAACTCGCTATGCAAAACCGTTTGAAGGTGTGCAGGTTAAGATTCCTTATGAAACTGGTATGAATCCTTACAGCGGTCTAGTTGAGCTGTTTGAGAAGAAAGGCTTGTTAGTTAAGCAAGGCAATCGTCTCAAGTATGTTGACTTATCAGGTAAAGAGCACCTTGACTATCGTAAGCAATGGGATGGTGCTAAACTTGATTTAATTATGTCAGAATACAAAGAAAAAACAGCAGCCGTGGTAAATACCTCAGGTACTATAGTAGACCATGATGAATTTACCGAGGAGCCAGAATACAATGCTGAATGAGAGTCAAATTGCTGATATATGGATTATGTTTAAGGAATACATTGATAAGAAACAATTAGATATTGTTGCTGAAAAATATGTAGACCTATTAGCAGATTACGGAGTTAACGACGAAACCCTTCAAGAAACAATTGGCACTGACAATTATCTTGATAACGCAGTTAACTATTATCTTGAAACTGATTACAAAGACCGTGATGAGGATGAGGATGACGAGGATTATTGATGGGTTGGTATAGTCAAGTTTCACGAGACATCAGTGAAATTCCTAATGCAATACAGCACTTTGAGGACGAGCTAGAAGTAGCTCGTTCTGAAGTAAAGCTAGCAGGAAATATTGAACGAGCCGCTGCAAACATGCCAGGTCTCGTAGAACAACGATTTAATCA